TTCTGTTTGTGCAGCCATTCAACGAGGCGTTGCCAGACAGAGGGGTTGTATTCGGGGGCGGGGGCGTTTGAGTTAAGAGTTAATAGTTGAGAGTTAACAGTTGCGGGCAGCCCGTAGAGGTGCTGCAGGGCGTGGTGGAAATCGCGGTAGGTGGGCGTGTGGTGGACGCCCGTCAGACGAAAAAACGGTCGTCGGGGGCGGCCATCGCCGGGGCGGCGGGGAATTCCTTCTTGCCGAGGATCTTGACGTTGTATTTCTCGGCGAAATACTGCGGGTCAACCTCGTAGTTGTCGAGCAGCATCCGTTCAATCTCAATCTGCTGCTCCGGAGTGTAGTCGGGGTATTCGTCCCAGTCGAAGCGGCAGCCCTGGAGGGGAAAACCGTGCCGGATGAGGAACGGGAAGAGGCGGTGGTTCACGGTGTCGCGCACCATGTCGGCATCCGCATCGATCAGATTCTGGAGCACCTTGAGGTGGACTTCGGACTGCGACAGGGAGCTGCCGTTGTCGATGGTCATGGTCTGGCCGAGGATGGCTTTGGAGATCTCGGAGTTGGCGCGGTCCACACGGCGGTCATAGACGTTGAAGGCGTCGCCGCGTGTGGTCTCCTTGATTTCGAGCTCGGTGCCTTCGGGGAAGAGCGCCCAGCCCGCCGCGCCGAGATCCTGCAGGAACTTCTCGGTCTTGTCGATTTCCTTCTGGTCGCGGGAGGCGGTCTTGCCTATGCGGATGGGCATCCCGAAGATCTCTCCGAACATGTCCCAGTAGGCGAGCATGTTCTTTTTGGAGATGCACTGCGGGGTGATTTTTAGCAGGATGCCGAGGTCGTTGTGCCGTCCGGCTTCCACGCAGGAGGCGGCGAACACACCCTCGCGGAAGGGGATGCCACGCCGGGGATCATCGCCCACCTCACGCACCACCACGCCGTATTCGGGGATGACGTGCGAGCGCGGCACCAGTTCGCAGCTTTCGAAGGCGGGATGTCCGTCGGCGGTGGTGAGACTGTTGAACTGCACCAAGGAGTGACCGTAATAGACACTGTCAAGAGTGAGGTCCAAGAAGTCCTTGAACCACGGTGATTCCAGCATCTCGGTGAGTTCGGGCTTCTCGTTGCCGTTGCGGTCGGCCACCTTGAAGGTTTTGCGCATGACGAAATTCTTGCGCTGGGTGACGCAGCCGTTCAGGTGCGCGTCCACCATGGCGTCGCGGTAAATGTCGTAGAGGCGGAACCGCTGGGGGTTGTCGGGGTTGATGGCCATCTGCCAGGCGTAGCGCCAGAAGGCGATGTCCTTCTTGGTGAGCTGCTCTGCGTTGGTGCGCAATTCCACCAGCAGGGAGCGGAGTTTCTTATTTGAGGGTTTGGTGGTCATAGGTTCGCTGTTTGAGGCCCCACACTGCGGCTTCGCCTTGTGTGGGGTTAATTGCACTTCGTGCGTTTTGCCTCTTCGAGGCTGTTTAAGGAATTATGTTTTAATATATTGGGCATTTCAGTAATCGTATTGCTGCTTTGGCATAGAACCGTAGCGCATGGGCTGCACGTATTCGCCGTTCTCGTCGGTGGCGGCGGGCAGGTCGGGGGTGATGGTTCCGGCGGCCACGCGGTCGAGCCATTTCACGGCACGGTCGTAGCGTTCCTTCACGGGCTCGTAGATGATGTCCACGTTGGAGAGCCGGATGATGTACCACAAGGCGATGTCCTTGGTAATCTCCACGAGCAGCGGGTTGCGGTCGGCACCGGTGGCGGCGAAGGCGGCGGCGGTGTTGTAGCGCGACGACAGGTAGCCGCGCACCTCCTCGGTGGCGGCCTCGATGGCCATCTGCAGAATGGTGGCGTCGTTTTCCACAATCTGCTCCAACTGGTAGCTGTAGGCCACGGATCTGAGTTCCTCTTCCTGGATGAACATAGCTAATAGGTTTTGTAGATGGCGGCCGCCTCGATGTCGGCGGCGGTGGCGTTCTTGAAGTAGCCGTGGTTGACGAGCTGCTTGACTTTGATTTTGGCCATGGCGACGGGTCTGCCGCCGAGGTTGAGCACGAGCATCTTGCGCCCGGTCTTGAGGGTTAGGGTGTCGGCCTCGCGGATGGCCTTTCGGAGGCGGATGTGGAAGATCCGCGCTTTGATGAATTTGATGAGTTTCTTCATATCGGTCATTATTTAATGGTGTCTATAAGGGGAGAGGGCGCACACGCAGGTGCGCCCGTGCCTACCATATTGTTTCGGAGGTGCGGCGGTGGCCGCAGCGGGGTTCAAAGGTCTTTTTGCGACTGCTTTTTTGAAGCATCCAGATAGCGCCTTCGTCGGCATCGGGACCGTCGTCGTGGGCACTGGCTCCTTTCTCGAAGGCAAGGGTTTGTTCCAACCCTACTTTCATGTCAGGGTCGTCTTCCTTATCCTTGTTGTAATAGACAAAACCACGCTCCCACAGGGGCGAAACCGCTTCAATGCGCTGGTACTTGTCGGGCTTATCGCGCTTGTCGGCGCGGATGGGCAGCTGGTAGCCGCGCAGGTTGCCTTCTGTTGTGAAATCATCAAGGAGAGTGTCCTGAAGGAAGTTTGCTTCAATATAGTAGTCACAGACCACATTTTCAGGTAAGGATTCATGAAGATCATAAAACCAACGCACCATCTCAGCCACGCTACATTGCCGCACAAAAGCACGGATGTGATGCAGCTCGTTGCCGATCTTGCCCCACATCTTGATGGCCTTGTAGTCGTTTTTGGTGCTACTTTTGAACGATGGGTCGCAGTAGGCAATCAGCTGTTCATATTTGCACAGAGGCGGCAGTTTCTTCCAGCGGATCCAGTCGCAGCGGAACACCGCACCCTCTTTGAGGGGGTTGTTCATATACTCCTTCTCAAATGAGAAGTAGCCTTGGAACAGGCGTTTGTCCTCGATGCGCTCCGGCGTCCAAAGCTCGGGCCACGATGGGTTCCCGTTTTTGTCAACGATGTTGACCTTGGAGACCACTACGTTTGAAATGGCGCAGATGTTGGCCAGCACGCTTGTTTTGGAAATGAGGTTGCCCACCATGATGAAGCGGCCGCCTGCCGCGCCGAAACAACCGAAAAGAGCTTCCTTCACCCATCTGGTGAGTTTGTTCACGCGTCTTTCGTTCTCGCAGAGCTCGTCATCGTCCAAGTCATCGATGACGATGTAGTCGGGACGGTGCTCGCGCTCACGCAGGCCACGCGGCGATTGTCCGCGACCGAGGGCGGTGAAGGAGCATCCGTCGGTGGTGACGAACTCGCCGTCCATCCATTTGCCGGCGTTGTACTGCGGTCCGAAGTCGTGGATGTAGCGCTTGTTATACTGCAGTTCCGCCTGAAGGTCGCCCAGCAGCTGCTTGGCATTGTCCTCGCTTTTGCCGACCAGTACCATGGTGTTGATTTCCCGTTTTTTCTGGCATTTGAGCCACAGGGGGATGAACACGTCCATGTGGGTGGATTTGGCGTGGCCGCGTGCCCATTGGAAGACCGCCTTCAGGGTGCGGTTATCGCGGATCTGCTTCGCGGCCTTGATGTGGAACGGTGCGCTGGGGACGGGCTTCCCCGTCTCGGCATCGGTACAGTAGTGAGGGAAATAGTACTGGACAAAAAAGGCATAGTCCTTCCTGGCACGCTCCACACGCTTGAGCTGCGCCGCCTTGGTTTCGGCGGCGTTGACGGTGGACATGTTCTGTATGGTGATGCAGAGCTGTTTCCACCGCGCAAGGGCTTCTTTCTGTCCGGGGACTGTTGCCATGGCTAACGGGGTTCAATGGTGGTGGCGTTGAGCTGCTCGCCGATGAACATGTCCTGGTAGCGGTTCATGGCCTTCACCAGTTCGGGGGTGAGTTCAGGGTCAAGTTCCATGCGATAGACCAGCCATTTGTTGTAGGCCGAGAAGACCTCGATGACGGTGACCACGTTGGTCTGTTTGTCGAGTTTCTCAATGGCGGCGGTGGCCTTCACCATTTCGTCGGCGGTCCATTCGCCGGACTCCAGCTTGTCGTTGATCTGACTGAGCATCTTGGCCACGAGTTCGCGGCGTGTGATGACCTTGGCGGCCCTGAGCTGCTCCCAGGATTCGGCTTTCACCCACTTGTTGACAGTGACTGCCGACACGCCGATTTTCTCGGCGATTTGCTTCTGCGGCTCGCCGTTGAAGTAATACAGGCGGGCCAGCTCTTTTTTCTCTTTCGATTCTTTCTTGTTCATCTCTTCTTTGGTGTTTAATGTCGGTTGCCGCCGGCCCGCAACAAAGCGCCGCCGTCCCCGCGAGGGGCAAAACCGGCGCAAAAATACAGCGTTCAGAAATTCATTATTCCTTTTATACAAATGATGTAACAGCCTGATAACAAAATCGGTATGTTTCCGAAAAATGTGGAAAAACCTATATATTTTTGCCGCCTGATTCACAAAAACCAAACCATATAATTATGAAAAAGTAAGCGAAATGGCAAAAGAGAACGACATCAAGAAGAAGACGTTCGTGCTGTCGGACGAGAGCGTGAACAGCTACGGGTTCCGGGTGCTGACGGACGGCATCGCGTTAGACAACTTCAAGAAGAACCCGGTGATGCTGTGGAACCACACGCGCACCTGGACCGACCGCGACAACGCTATGCTGCCCATCGGGCGGTGGAACAACGTGCGCGTGGAGGACGGGCGGCTGCTGGCGGACGCGGAGTTCGACATGGACGACCCGTTTGCCGCGAAGATCGCCCGCAAAGTGGAGAAAGGCATCCTCAACATGTGCAGCATCGGCATCGTGGTGGTGGAGGACAGCGAGGATCCCGAGTTCCTTGTGAAGGGGCAGACCCGCCGCACGGTGACGAAGTGCAGGCTGCGCGAGGCGAGTGTGGTGGACATCGGGGCGAACGCCAACGCCGTGGTGTTGTATGACACCGACGGCAACATTGTGGAATTGAACGCCGACGGCGGCTGCGCCGTGGCACTTATTAACCAACCTAAATCACAAGAAATGGACTTAAAGAAGATTGCATTGCAACTGGGCCTGAGCGAAACCGCCACCGAGGCGGAAGTGGAGGCCCGCATCGCGGAACTGAACGCCAAGCCCGAAAAGACGGAGCAGCCGGCGGAGGTTCAGCAGCTGAAGGACCGCATCGCGGCCTTGGAGAACGAGAAACAGCAGGTCGAAGACCGCCGCATCACGGAACTGGTTGACCAGGCCGTGTCCGAACAGCGCATCACCGCCGACAAGAAGAACCACTTTGTGGAGCTCGGCAAGAAGGTGGGCAGTGCGGAACTGAAGGCCACCCTGGACTGCATGAACCCGGCGGTGAAGCCCACGGACTTCATCGGCAAGGGCGCATCCGTCCCGGCGGACAAGAAGTTCTCCGAAATGTCCGAAAGCGACCTGAAGGAGCTCCGCGAGAATGACCCGGCGGCCTACGCCACCCTGTACGAAAAAGAGTTCGGATTCATGCCGGACATGGACTAACCTATTATTAACCAAATTTGAAACGACAATGAAAAGGATTTTCATGATTATCGGGCTGCTCGCGGCTGTGCTGTTCAACAGCATCACGGGCAGCGTGTTGGCATCCACGGTGGATGTGTCGCCCTTGGTCGGCGCCGCCGTGATGAACGGTGTGGCCGCCATCGCCGGCAGCCAGATCCCCGCCGGAGCCCTGGGCGAGGGGTTATATACCGAAGTGTGGACGGGCTACTTGGTGAAAGCCATGCGCACCGCCGCCGAAAAACTGGGCTGGTACAGTCAGATCAAGAGTTTCGACCAATATGCCGAAAACGATGTTATCCATCTGGTGCATATCGGAGTTGATCCCACCGTGCTTATCAACAACACCACCTATCCGTTGCAGATCGAAACACTGGAAGATGCCGACAAAGCCGTCTCCCTGGACAAATACCAGACGCGCCCGACGGTCATCACCGACGATGAGCTATACGCGCTGAGCTATGACAAGATTGCCTCCGTGATCGAGCGTCACCGCGAAGCTTTGGACGAAACCAAGTACAAGAAGGCCATCCACGCCATCGCCCCGGGAAGCAACGGCGCAAAAACGCCGGTGATTCTGACCACGGGTGAAACCACAGGCGACGGTACGCGCAAGATGATCACCCGCAAGGACATCATCTCGATGAAGAAGAGATTCGACGACATGCGAGTGCCGCTGAGCGGACGTATCCTCGTGCTGTGCAACGACCACGTGAACGATCTGTTGGAGAGCGACCAGAAGTTTGCCGACCAGTATTATAACTATACCAGCGGCAAGATTTCCAACATGTACGGTTTCGAGGTCTATGAGTACAACGAATGCCCCTATTACGATGCCACCACCCTGCAGAAGGTTGCCTACGGCGGCAGCACTACCGGCAAACAGCACGCCAGTGTGGCGTTCTACGCGCCGCGCATGATGCGGGCCAACGGCACTACCAAGACCTACATGAGCGAGGCCAAGAACGATCCGCAGAACCAACAGAACTTAGTGAACTTCAGAACCTACAGCATCTGCCTTCCTATGAAGGAAGAGTGCATCGGCGCGATTGTGAGCGGCAATCCGGAGGGAGGCTCCGCCACCACTGGCGAGACCGTGACCCCTGCCATCAGCGCGACCAATTTGGCGCAGTTCACCAAGAACGGCGGCACCAAGCATTCTGCGGTGACGGCCACGGGCGAATGGACAGCGGTCAACGATGACGAAAACGACGACTGGTTCACGGTTGAGAAGGTGGACGACAACACGGTGTGCGTGGTATGTTCCGCCAACAACGCAAGCGAGGCCCCGGCACGCTCCGGATCCTTCACGGTTGCGCTGACCAGCGACGCCACGGTGAAACAGGTTGTGGAAGTGACGCAGGCCGCCAACGCATAGTAACGAACAAACACGCATATCATGCCTACACCGAGAGGAATACGGAACAACAACCCGCTGAACATCCGGCACAGCCGGGACCGCTTCCAAGGCGAAGTGGTCCCGAGCCGTGACGGGGCGTTCAAGCAGTTCAGCAGCATGGCTTACGGCTACCGCGCCGCGTTCGTGACACTGGGCACCTACCTGGCCCACGGGCGCAACACGGTGGAGAAGATT